GTGACGCATCCGGCTCCGGCCAGGGTGCCGACCGTAATCATGGTCAGGCTGCCGACTGCGACGCGCGCTTTAGCCATCGCCGCCTGTTCTCCCCCGGCGGCCAGGGCCTCCCTGGTCCTGCGCGACGTCAGACAGAGCAGCGGGGTATGGTCCGTGAAGTCCCGAAAAAGGTTCACGGGGGTTTTGACAAAAGGCACGACAATCCGCAGCATCGGGTGCTGATTGACGCCCTGCTGCATCCAGCCGCCCATAGTGTCGTGGCCCAGACTCTGGGTCCATGTGGATTCACGGGCGTACTGGATGTGTTCCTGTAGCAAATCATCGGAAAGGGCATCGCCCGTCAGCTTGCCTTCCGTTTTCGGATCAAAGGCCCGATCCATTTCCTTCCGGACATAGGCGTCGATTTCAGCCGGATCAACGATTCCCCGCTCCCCGGCCAAGCGTTTCAGGCGTGCTGAATAGGAGGCCCGGAAGTTGAGCTGTTTGAAGAACTCGTCCGTGCCCACCATCAGGCGGGAGGGGATGCGGGCGTAGGGGCCAAACCAGCCCATCCCGCGCGCCAGCATTTCTTCAACATCCGTCAGTTCCCGCTCCTGGCCTTTAAGAAAGAGTTTGCGGACGTTCTCATAGGTCATCTGGGCTGTGGCGTTGGCCTCCAGTTTTCCGGCGGCGTTGTCCAGGATGTTGTTGCCGATCTTGGCCGCTTTCTTGCCCAACCGCCAGGCTTCGCCAGTGTACTGGACAAGCCCGGAGAACATATCGAAGGCTTCCTGACGCATGGCCGCATTGCCGGAGATGGCCCCGGCCAGGTAACGCTCGGCTGGCATGACGGCTGCTTTCAGTGCGTTGCCGATAACATTGGCTCCGATAGTGAATGGTCCGGAGAGCATGTTGTTGATCCGGAATTCGTTCAGGATACCGAGCTTGCTGGCTGTATCGAAGCGATTCGTCAGCTTGGCGATCTTGGCCGGATTGTTGGCATTGGCAAGGATGTCCGCCATCAGGCGCTCTCGCTTCTTTGTGGTCCAGCCACGGGCGGCGAGATCAGTCGCAATGTCTTCTTTGTGACGCCCGACAGGAAGGGTCACCCATTCCGCAGTCCGCGCATTTTCGGCTGAATCCACGCTTGCCAGCCATTTGAAGGCGTTCAGATTTCGCCCGGACAGGGTCTTGAGGTTGCGCTGGGCCAGATAGAGGTTGTCAAGGTTGGTCTTGAGCACATCCACCCGCGCCCAATCCTGGAGCAGCATTTCCCCGCCGTTTAACTTGTACTGTCGGGCGATGCGGGCAAGGGCGCTCGCAATAAAGTCCGTGCTCATCTGGATGAAGCGAGCCGCGTAACGAACGTCCTTGAGCGGAATCTCGCCGGAGACGGCCTTCTTGAACAGGTCTTGCATGGGAAGCATGCCGTACTCGGAAGCCATGCGGTCTGTCTCTTCCTTGAGCATCTCAAGGGTTTCCGGACCACGGGCCTTGATTGTCTTCGCTTCCAGATCACGATGGGTTTTTTCCAGAAGCCTCAGCGCGTCAGGATCATTGAGGATTTTATCAGAGAGTGTCACATCCTCCTGCAAGGCCCTGATGGCGCTCTCCCTGTCCGGAGCTTTGTTGATCGTCTCCGTAATCTTCCGCAGGGTATCCAGACCTTTTTCCTCATGGAGCATGACCGTAGGCGGCTCGTAGCCTTCGACATTGGGGGCCAGGCGCTTGGGAATGCCGCGCATGGCCGGGTCTGTGCCGTCATCGGCATTGCGGGCCAGGAAGGCGTTATCGGGATCAGCGGCGAATGGGGCCGCGTTCTTCGGTTCACCGGCAATGTTCTTCCCCGCGCTGTCCATCAGGCCGTCAGATTGATCCAGGCTGTCTATGAAGGCGGTTTTGGTTTCCTGGGGTAGCTTTTCCAACTGCTCATAAGCCTCCTGTATGTCCTCGGAGGTGATTTTGAGCGTCCCTTCCTTAACGTCATTTTCCAGGACGGCGGCATCCCCTTTACGGAACGCACGATAGATACGCTTGCTGACGGTGCCCAGGATAATGGCTAGAGGCTCAGTAAGAGCGCCCAATGCCATGCCTTCAAAGGCGTGCTTGAGCCGCCCGGTGAACTCATTGCTGTCTTTGCTGGTGGCGAAGATTTCCGTGATGACGTTCTTAAGTGTGTCGTTTTTCTGGATCAGCGCCGAAAGGTTTTCAGCCTGTCCGTCCTCCGTAAAGAAGTCGGAGAAGGCCCCCTGTGCCGAACCTCGTGCGAAAGCGGCAGCCTTGCCCGCCCCTTGAAGGAGCTTCATGCCCTTGAGGATTTTTCCGCCGGTCCAGAATCCGGTGACGAAGGCGGCAATGTCGTTGGTAAATTCCCCAACGGCGGTTTTTTGGTCGCCTAAAACATTATGCAGGCGATCATTATCCTTGCCGGTGATAAGTTCTTCGGCAAAGTCGATGGTTTCCCCTGCGGCGTTGAATGCGCCGTTGATACCACCTTTAATCCCGTCTAATATCGTGCCCAGAATCCCTACGTCATCGTCCGAACCGTCCGGGGGAGGTGAGGCGGCATACGGATTCCCGGCTCCCTGATCAGTGCTGACATCGACATCTATATTGGTGGGAAGCTCTCCGGCGGCCTGTCCGTTGAGACCGGCCTGAAAAAGCTGGTTAAGGTGTTCATCGTCCTGCGGGGTGTCCGGGACTATGTTCAGTGTGGTTGTATTCTCCGGGGTTGACAGACTTCCCGGAACGCTTTGTGACATAAAACCTCCTTACCCTTTATTTCTGAAACAATTTGTTCAGTTCCGTGATGCGCGCTTCCATAGCCTGTTGCAGTTGCACTTTGGTCATGGAATCTTCGGGAATGACCCGGCCCAGAATGATGGATGCGGCCTTATCTGCGGTGAAGGCTTTGCCGTAAAGGCCTTGTCCGAGCATCAGCATGTCCGCAAGGTCGTCAATCCGGTAATTCCCGGAAGAGTCCTTGTGCAGCTTTTCAAGCGCATCAGGGTCGTCCGGTTCCCTGGTCTTCCAATCCGGGAACAAGGTGTTGAGCGTATTGAGACTGTTCTGATAGACTTGGGTTATCTTTCGATTCTTTTCATTGAGCATCGAAACAGGAAGTTCCACACCCACGCCGTCCGCCTCAAACAGCCAGGAAGAACTCGGAGAAATCTTCTTCCCCACGCCCATGATGATGCCCCTCGTGAGATCGCCGGACTTCTTGGCGGCGCGTTCCTCAACCGCTGTATTGCCGCGTGTATGGGAACTACTGGCAATGTGCTTCTGTTTGAGTTGTGTTATATCAAGAGCTGTATAGCTGCCTTTTCCGGAAGCCGCTTTCTCTTTCTCGTAGGCAGCGTAGAAATTCATTGCTTCCGCCTGCGCCTTTTCTCGTGCTGCGGAGATATGTTCAGGAAGGTCTTTGATACCCTGCTGCATCAGGCTTGACGCCTCGGAGCGCGTGATGTTCAGGGAATCGGCCAGGGCGACTTCCGCAACATCCTGCATGGCGGCGGAAACCATACGGCCTTCATCTGAGTTGTTTTTGGCGGCAATGGAGATAAACGACTGTGCTTCCGTGGGGGACATTGCACCGGATGAAGCCGCCGAGATGATGTCCGCCGGGCCTTTTGCACCGGTGAGCAGATCAAATTGAAATTGCAGGGCATCGGCGGCCCTTCCGGGAGTGCTATAAGCCGAGGTGAACTGAACGGAGTTTGCGAGGTTGAAAGCATCCTGGTAGGCTTTGATGTCCATTGCGTCGGTAAGCCCACGCTCCTTAAGATTAAGCATCAGGGGTTTGCCGTTGAAAGCGTCCTTTATTCCCCAATTGGCAGAATTTCTGGCGGCATCCTCACGCGCCCAGGCCGCGCGCTGACGGCCTCTGACCTCACCTTTCCAAGCCCGATCCATTTCATCATCTTTGAGCCTGGAAAGAGCCTTGGCGAATCCGGGCTGAGACGCCAGGCTGACCTTCTCCCCGTTGCGATCAAAGGTGACGGCTTTGCCGATGGCCTCGGCCTGGGAGGCCGTGAACTTGCCGCTCAGAAGCTGGGCCTGGAAGAAGGGCATGATCTGATCGGTACGGACGCCGAGATTGGTCAGCTCCTTATTAAAGGCCTGAAAGGTCTGGGCTGCCACATCGTTGACCGTGGCCCGGTCCCGTGGGATGTTGACGTTCTTGCCGCCGTTCAGAATGTTGGTCTGGCTGAAAAGGATGTTGTCGAACTTTTGGCTGTACTGTTCAAAGAGCAGATTGACGTTCTGACTTTCCACATCCTGGTTGTGCTGGGCCAGCAGGGCTGACTCCATCTGGCGCACCGGGGCCTCGAAGTGCTGAGCCATGAGCAGAGGGTCGTTGTAGTTTTTCAGGCCGGAGCGTTCGATTTCGTTCTTGGTCCATTCGGCCAGGCTGCTTTGAACCTTGGAGGGGTCCCTCTCGTTACGCAGGCCGGAGGTATTGTAGTAGTCAATGGCCCCGGCCTTGAGCTGGAGAGCCTGATTTTCCAGGATAGAGGCTTCAATGGCGCGCTTTACGTAGGGATTTTTGTTCTGAAATTCCGGATTGGAGAGCCCGAGTTTCTGGAAGGCTTCCATGTTTTTGGTTACTTCCGGGTTTTCTCTGGCCCACTCCCCACCTTCCGCAATCCATTTTGCAACGTGCCGGTCCATGATGTCTTGGGCGGCTTTTCCAATACCCCGATCAAGCTGCCCGAGACCTCGGAGAATCTGCCCCCAATCCCCGCCAGCACTATAGTCGCGCCCTACCGTGCCGGGAAAGAACTTGGCGAAACTGTCCAGGCGTTGGCTATTGATTGGAGAGGAAAGATTCCCGCCTTTATCCAGGCGCTCTCGCACTGTCGGCTGGGAGGATTGCGCTTGTCGTGCCATGATCATTTACCTCCCACGGGCATGGGATGCCCCGGCGGAAATAAAGGAGAAAGCCTGTTGCTGGACTCCTCCCTTCCATTCCTGCTGTTTATATTTGTCATAGACGTTCCACGCATTCGCCGCCGCCCCGCCGATGCCCAGCGCCGTGCCGAGGATATTCATGCCCGAGGAATAGGTGCTTCCCGGAGCGACATAACGCTGCTGGCTGTTGATCCGGTTCTGGGCGCGTTCCTTGAAAGCCCCGAGGTTCAGCTCGGAGTTCACGGAACGCATCTCGTACTGATGGCGGATATCGTCGCGGCGGTTGGCCTCTTCCCGTTCATAGTCGGCCAGCAGATAGTCCAGGGCCATGCCCGAGGCGTTGGTGGAGGCCAGCATGGTTCCTTTCTTTTGCAGGGCCTCGCGCTGGACCTCCTGGGTTGATTTAGCAGCGGCTTCTTTTTCCTGCATCTGGGAGATGCGTTCCGCCGCCGACTGTTCCGTGTACTCGGTCACGGCGGCCTGATTGTTGAGCCCGGCGGCGCGGGCGTATTCCGCCGACTGCGCTTCCACATATTCCTTCTGGGCCTGGGCCTGCTGACTCGCCTGGATGCCGGAGGCCACGGATTGAGCCGCGCCGATCACCAGGGAGCCGATGCCCATCGTCAGAGCGTCACACAAGCTGTTCCTCCTTTTGGATGTATTCGGGGTTGGGAAGGGTGAAGCGCAGGATGCCGGGCCGCACTTCCGGCGCAGGCTGAAAACGCGCACCCAGACGTTGCAGCCAGCGCAGGGAGAGCGCGTTGAACTCGGCCACGTAATTGGTAAAGGCCAGCGCGCCGGAGAGCCGGAACCACCAGGCCATGAAGTCCCGCGATCCGGCCGTGAACAGCCATCGACAGAAGCGGGATTCCTGGAGGGCCTGTTCCGTGCGCAGTATCCAGGCGCATTGCAGCGGGCCGAAACCGCAGACCCCGCCAGCCACCAGGGGGCGACCATTGTCCCAGAGGGTGAACGCCTGGCCTGCGGAGGCATGCAGCGAATGCCGCAGAACCATCATGGGGCTGGCGCGGAAACCGTGCAGGACGTCCATTTCCCGCTGTTCCACCAGGGCCAGCCGGGCGGCCAGCAAGGGGATGTCGTCAAGCTGCATGGGTCTGATGTGATCGCCGTATTGTTTGGGGATATCGTACATGGTCATTACATCCTTTGACTTCTGCTGTTGTAAAAGCCCTCCACGCTGGCGTTGACCAGGGAGAAGGGCAAAAAGGACGCGCTGCGCGCCTCCACCTGTATCTGGGTGTTGCAGGAGAGCAGCGGGGCTTTGATGTTGCCGGTATAGAGGGAAATGGAGCCGAGAATGTTGGAGCCGTGCCCCAGCTCCCGGCCTGTGAAGGTATAGACGCTTTCCTGCCGGAACTGCGGCCTGACATGGATTTCGAGGTAGCCGGTGCGGGCGCATGTCAGCGTCAGGGAGCGCAGTTGCAGGCGGCCTTCCATGACGGCATTGCCCTTGCCGTTGTCTTCACGCAGCGCGAAGGTGGTAAAGACATAGGATGAGGTGAAGGGCAGCCCGGCGAAGAACCGCACGCCGGAGAGGTCGCCGCGCAGGGTGAAGGTTTTGCCGTCAGGCGTTCGGGAAAGCACGTCCAGCATCCGCCCGGCGTTTTGTCCCGGAGCCGTTCGGGTGACGAAAAGCGGTTCCGCGTTCTCGGGCAGGGCATAGGGCAGGCTGACGGCGGTGGTTCGTTCGCCGGGCCGGGCATCCTGGGAAACCACAACGGAGCAGGCTGCTTCGGTAATCTTGCGGTCCAGGGCGTATTCAAACTCTTCACCCGTGTCCCGGTGCCCCGGAGCCACGGAGAGCGTTTCCAGAAAGAGCGGGCCGTCCGTTGCGTAGCGCATGACCAGATAGCAGTCCGCATTGACAAAGACGGCGGCCAGCACTTCCCCGGCCATGTCCCAGCGGGACCAGGCGGATTGAATTTTCTCGTTGCCGTTCCAGAAGTATTTGTAAATCCAGACGGCGTCACGCTTCGTATCCGAGAGGGCCAGTAAGATGTCCTCATTGGTGGAGCAGGAGAGTCGGCGGATGGAGCCGGGGATATACTGCGGAATGTGCGCGGTCACGTCCGCCGCGTCGTTCTGGTCCGTGGAATCGGGCATGGTGAAGTATTCGCGCACCCCGGCCCATTCCCCGCTGCCGGAAGCGAAGAAGACCGTCTTGCCCGCACTGACCGGCTGGGCCGTCATGCTGGCCTCGAACTCGGTCACGGGCTTGACCGATACCGTGGCATTGGAGAGCACGGTGTCATGCTCCAGCACAAACTGGCTCTGCTCCGAGAAAAGCAGCAGGCCGCCGGAAAAGACCGCCGCGTGCTCCAGGATGTTGGATTTCACATGGCTGGCCGCCACGTCGATCACGTCGCTGTCCACCAGGGTGGTCACGGTGGTCAGGAAGAAGTTGAAGAACTCCCCCACCTCGCTCATGACCACGTTCTCCCCGGCCAGGAAAGCCAGGCGGTTACGATAGAAGAAGATGCCGCCCAGCGTCCGGTCCAGAAAGGAGGGGAAGGGCGCGGAATCCTCGTCGCCGCATTCGCGCTTGGCCCACTCCAGGGGCCCGAAGCTGAACGTGCCGTCCGCCTGCCGGATCAGGGCGTGCGGCATGCTGGCCGGGTCCAGCTCGCAGGGAATGCCGGGGGCCACGGTTTCCTTCCAGTAGCCTTCCCCGAAGTCGTCCTGCTCGTCCGTGGGTTCAAAGACGCAGTAGTAGTTGTCGAAGCTGGAGGACTGGTCGCCTATGACCTCCACCACGTAGCCGCGCGGGGCCACGGTGGGCAGATCGGAAAAACGCTGGCTCTGGCCCTTGCAGACCACCATATGGGTGTTGGAGCGGGTGTCCTCCACCTTGACCTTGAAGTCCGCGCCGTCAGCCTTGCGAATCCAGAGCGTGGCGTTGGAATAGCCGACTGTGTAGCCCCCGAAGGCCTTGATCTGGTCCCCCAGGCTCTGGGCGATTTCCGAGGATGAGAGCTTGTCCGCCGGTTGGTCCGCCGGGGCCACGCCGTCCAGGGTGGTGAAGGAGGCGGTCTTGCCGTCCACCGTGACGTTGTAGGTGGTGTTGTAGCTGGCCTGCTTGATGAAAACCAGGGCTTCCGGCTGGCGCTTGGGGGAAAGGCTGTCCTCCTTCTTGCGTACAATGACCCGGCGGTTGAGCACAAAGGTATAGTCGTTGATAGTCAGGAATCGCAAGTCGCGCCCGGCATTGGCGGCCTGGGCCAGATAATCCGCAGCGCCGTCCTGGAGGGTCACGCTTTTGGGATTGCCGTCCAGGTCGCGGACAATGATGCCGCCCGTGGAGAACAGGGCGATATATTTTTCGTTTTCGTCCCTGTTGATGACATGGGCCGCCACGCCCGCCGCCGCGTCGCCTTCGGGCGCGGGCAGCTCGGCCAGATGGCGGGTGGCCGGGCGGCGCTTGAGGAAGTCCGTCACCGAGGAATAGCAGTTGACCTGTTCCTCGGCCTGGGTGGGCAGGCGGACGCTCCAGGGCTGCTGGGACACGCCGGAGATGAGGTTGGCAATGGCGGTGGTGATCAGGCGGCCCATCAGAGGGACCTCCGGTTGCGATGCAGCAGGGTCAGCCAGGGATTCCAGGTGCCGGTGGGCGGCAAGGTGCCCTTGAGAATGTTGGGCCGGTCCTGGCGGCGTTCCTCGGCCAGCATCAGGGCGCGTGCGCGGGCCTCGTCGGCCTGCTGGAAGTCGTAGAGGGTGCCGGAGCCCACCGTGCGTTCCTGGAAGACGCGCGCGGCCTTGAGCGTGACGTAACGCCTGGCGGCTTCGGGAAGGTCTTCAAACGGCAGGAGCAGGGTCAGGGTGACCGGAATGCGGGTGCCGGAGGGGAAGGTGAAACTGTGGTTCACCCGGTCGTAGACGCGCTGGCCCCTGATGGTCAGTTCCCTGCCGTCAGGCTCCCGGAAGTGGACCCGGATGGCCGTGGGCGGCAGCTTGATTTCCCCTTTGGCCGCATCCGGCGTCAGGGGGTAGTCGTCCTCGGTGTTCCACTGCCAGCCCTCGGTCTGGGTTTCGCGGGAGATTTCCGCCAGGATGTTCCGGGCCAGGGAAACGTCCGCCGTCATGTCGGACAGCGAGTTGACAGGGGCTTCGCCTATGCCGGAAAGGATGATGTTGACGGCTTCCAGTTCCGTGGTGGGACGGCTGCCGCTCAGTATGGCGCTGTTCATATGCCTCCGTAAAAAGAAAAGGGAGAGGCCGCAGCCCCTCCCCGGTCGTATTGTTCAAAATTACGTAAGGCGGGAGTTTTGTTCTTCGGCAAGGAAAGCAAGCGGCCCGGCGCGGGAGCATAGACAGACCTATGTGACCGCGCCGGGCCGCGCCGCTTGACGCAGACGAAGGGCAAAAGAACCGTCTTACGCGGTTTCCTTGCTGATTTCGATGGCGCAGGCCGGGCGCAGGATGCCGTGGCCCATAGCGTATTTGCCCACCATCAGGGTGGCCTGGTACATGACGTTGAAATCCGCGCCGGACTGCTGGACCACCAGGTCTTTGAGCTTCACGGTGCCGATGGCCTCACGCTGGAAGCCGATGCCCACGGTATTGGTGAAGTCGCCGTGGTAGGTGTTCTTTTCGCCCGCCGTGGGCGCGGCGATATTGGTGGAGGGCACGTTGTTGGACTTGCGGATTTTCACGCCGCCGATGGCCTCAATCTGGCCGTCCTTGTAGGAACCGCCGCCGTTCCAGTCCTTGTTCAGCACCTTGGTGGTCTGGTTCAGCAGATAATACTGCGCGGGTTTCAGGATCATGAAGCGTTCCCAATCCAGCACATCCTTCTCGTCCCATATCTGGGCGCAGGAGAAGATGGCCTCGGCCAGCACTTCGCCGTCCGTGGCGACCGTGGGCCCGCCCTTGATCACCGAACCGCCCGGCTCGTCGTCAATGAGTCCGGCGGTTCGGGCGGCCAGCACGGCCACGCGCATGGTCTTCTGGTCGAACTCGCGAGCCAGGGCCCAGCCGAGCTGCTTGGAATATTCGCCACGCACGTCATAGTGGTTCTTGGCGTCTTCCAGGTCGTAGATCGCCACGTCCGCGATGAGCAGATCGTCGATGTTGATGACCCGCTCATGGGTGGCGATCTGGTTGGAACCCAGGATGGGGGTGCCCGCCACGTGGTAGCGCGCCGACGCCTTGCCCAGCACCGGGAAGGAGGCGGACTTGCCGTGGGAGATGGTGCGCGTCTTGTGCAGGCCCTCCATGATGTTGACCTCCTTGAAGGCGGTCAGCACCTCTCCGGCGAAGAGCTTGAGAAAAAGGGCGTCGGCGTCGCCGGTTTTGTTGACCTGTCCGGGACGCGAAAGAGTGAGATTCTGGTCAGCCAATGAAGACTCCTTGATGAGGGTTGCGGTTTAAAATCCGAGGCCCAGCATGCCCAGCAGCAGGCTGGTGATTTCCTTGAGCACCGAGGGGGGCAGCGGGGTATCGGGCCAGTAGGTGAGAATGACGGGGCGGACCATGACTTCCCAGAGAAAGGCCAGGGTTAGCGCCCAGCCCAGAAAGGAACGCCAGAGCCGCAGACGGCTGGGTGGAGCGCCGGACACTTCGGCCTCGTTGATCCTGCTCTGGGACGCGCGGGCTTCTTTTTTGTCCGGCAGCAGGCGGTCCGTGACCTTGCCGAAGATTTCCGAGAGAAAGGAGAAGATGACGGCCTCCTGTTATTTAATGATGACGACCTCCCCGCTGGAGAAGCAGAGCGCCTCGCACTGCCTGCGTTTGACCAGGCCGGGCAGGCGCTTTTTCACGCCGTTCACCGTGGCCTTGTTCCAGCGTCGTATCTGATCCGGAACGTCCGAGAATTTCCGCGCCTTGAGCCGCTGGAGCAGGGTGGAGGAAGCGAAGTTGCCTTCGCCCAGGTTGAAGACGAAGGAGGTCAGGGCGGCCAGTTGGTGCGCTGGCGCGTCCGCCCCCTCGGGCCACTGCCGCAGCACGGCCTCAAAGGCGTCGAGCATGTCCTGCCGCAGCAGGCGTCCGGCCTCTTCTTTGCTGACAGGCCGCTGATCCGGCGGGCAGAGGTGGCCGTAGCCGATGGTCCATTTGCCTGCCGGGCATTTGTAGGGGACGAGCCGCAGGCCTTCATAGTGTTTGACGGCCTCGGTCATGGGGTGGTTGAAAATGTCCTCGAAGCGGATGATGGCAAAGCCTCCTTGGTGAGAAGTGAGCAGGATGAACAGAATCAGCGCCCGCAGCACTATCCGAAGACGTGCGGGGAGCGGGCCATCTTGGCCTCCACGGCGCGGGTGTAGGCCGGGTCGGAGCCGTAACGCCCGTCGCGCATGGCCTCCACCACCTGGGCGGCGGATTCGAACACGTCGCGGGAACCGCCGCCGGACACCGAGCCGCCCGCCAGATGCGCCGGTTCAGCGCCCTCGGCCCCGCGCCACTTGGCGATCAGGCCGTTGACGGCCAGGGTGATCATGTCTTTCTTGCCGGAGCAGCACAGGGAGTCGAAGGCCCGGATTTCCTCGGGCGGAAGATTCTGCCCGGCCCACTGCACCATGTCCGCGTACTGTTCCGGGCCGCCCGCAAGGCCCTGGATTTCACTGATGAAGGTTTGGGCCACGGCCATACGCCCGTCGATGTAGGAATCGACCACGCTTTTGGGGATGCCCGCATCGGTGAGCTTTTTGTAGGATTCCTCGGACAGCGCGCCCTGGGCCATGAACTCCCGCTCGAAGTCGGCAATGTCCAGGCTCTTGCCCTTGAGCAGATCGGCGGCCTGCTCCTGGTCCTTGGGGGCCGGGGGAGCGTCGTCCTGCTTTTCCTTGTTTTCCGGCTGCTCGGGCTGCAGGGGTGGAGTTTCCCTTTCCTGGGGTTTCTCCTGGGGCTCCACTTGATTGATGCCGGTGTTGGCAACGACGGCGGGATTTTCCGTATTGGAATGGACGGCGGGCTGTTCCGGGGCCTCGGGGCCGGTTTCCCGGCTGGGAATTTCAATCTGGCTCATCTTTTGCGCTCCTTTGGCGTACTGTGCTTAATTGTCGATGCGGGTCAGTTTGCCGGAAAAGCCGATGGGCTGCGGCTTTCCGGAGGCGGCCTTCCTGGGAGAGGGTTCGCCGGGATTGGAGAGGGTCAGACCCTTGTCCTGCTGTTCCTGCGGCTGCGTGTCAGCCTTGCTGTTCTTGTCCGCCATTGACGGGCTCCTCTTGGTTGGGTTGGGGTTGCTGCTGGGCGTTCTGGACCATGCCGCCAAACTGGCGCAGGGCTTCCGGCCCCAGCCGTTCCAGCATTTGCTGCTGCTGTGCCTGTTGCTGCGCCTGGGCCTGCTCGGCCGCCAAGGTCCGCTCGTCCTTGATCAGACCTTCCATGTCGATGCCGATGCTGGTTGCCAGACGCATGACCGCGTTGTGGGGATTGACCATAGCCAGGAAGTTCTCGCCCAGGGTCTGGGCGCAGAATTGCAGAAATTCCACCAGCTTGGTCCGGTCGTTGCCCCGGCCAAGGGCATCGAAGCCTGTGACCACCGAGGGACGCACGCTGTCTCCGGGCAGGGGCGGCAGGCGCTTTTCCCTGACCATGCGGGCCATGCGGCTACGGATGAAGGGCATCTGGAATTCCTGGGAAATGACCGTGTAAACGCCGCCCAGGCCGGTTTCCAGTTCTTGGGCCAGGGTGCGGATTTCCTCCGCCGTGACCCGCTCGCCCTGCCGCCGCACGCCGTCCATCATCAGGAAGGCGGTTTTCAGGCGTTGGTCCAGGCTCTGAATCTGGGCGGCCACCACCTGGAAGTCCGCGCCTTTCTGGACCTGGAGGAAAGCCACGTCATTGGGGCTGCCTTCCACAAAGTCCCCGTTGGCCGCTTCGGCCACGGCCTTGGGCGAGGTGGCGCTGTTGGGATTGACTAGGCCCACCACCTTGGCCGACACGGCACTGCCCTCCACCAGGGACTGGTTGAGCGATTCGAGGCTGTTGAGATCGCCTAGCTGCAATTCCACAAAGGAACGCCCGTAGCTTTCCCCGGACACCGAGTACATGCGCACCGGGAACCAGGGGCAGGCATCCACGGGATAGCTGCCTTCGGAGCCGGGCAGGACCACGCCCCGGCATTCCTGCCTGATTTTCCACAACTTGCCCTTGCGCCGCAGATGGGTGTAGATGCGAACCTGGCGGCTCCGCTGATCCTGCCGCTCCGGTTCGCCCACGCGGGACCGGCCCTCGGGCGAGGGATTTTCCCCGCTGTCCGCCGCGCGGATGGCCTCGGCGGTTTCTTTGGGCAGGGCGTCCAGGTCCACCTCTTCTTCGGTGACCATCTCCACGGCATTGCCCGAGGGATCACGCCGCACCACGAAGCGGGAGAGCGGGAAGAGGCGCAGGCCCTTCCTCGGGTCGTCGTAGTAGAGCACGTTGCCGCCCACGATGAGGTGTTCGTTTCCCTCATAGACCACCGAGCGGTCGCCTTTGTCCTCAATGTCCGCCAGCACGGCCCGCTCCACGCGGGAGAGGGCCTTTTCGATGCGGGTGCGGAATTCCTTGTCCGCGTCCTCCTGTTCCTTTTCCAGGAGAAGGTTGTTCAGGCGCAGGCGGAAGCAGGGCTCGTTGGGCGGCAACATGGTCAGCAGCAGTTTAGACGCCAGGTTGGTTACGCCGCGCGCGCCCACGCTCTGGTAGAGTGAGGGCAAGTCGGCCCCGTTGGGGCTGTCGTCCGGGGGGATCAGCAGGGGAATGGTCAGGGCCGCGCATTGCCGCGCGCGCCGGAGCCAGGGCTCCCGTTCCTGGGAGAGTTTGCGGTAGCGGGATTCCGCCGGGCCGTGGGGAGTGTTGTTCTTGTTGTTGTTGTCGTCGCCGTTGTCGTCAGCGCGGGATGGATACGCCCTGGCTTCCGCCATTGGTCCCTCCCATGCCGCCGCCAAGCGTCAGGCCGATGCGCAGGGAGCTGGTGCCCTTGCGCTGGCTGGCCGCGTTGCTTTGGCGTTTTGCGCCTTCATTGATCACCGGGGCTTCGGCCGTGTTTTCAGGCGGCGGGGCCGTGGCCGCCACAGTAGGGGTGGGCGCTTCCACCACGGACGGCGATCCGCCGCCCCCGCCAAAAATGCCGCCGCTGCACATAAAACCTCCTTGGTTGCTGTTGGAGCGGGTTTGTTACTCTTCAAAGGGACTGGCGCAGAAGGGACGCTTTCTTTCCTGGTAGCGCAGGGCCTGCCGGAGATCGCGCACCAGGGCGCGCTTACCGGCGTAGAACCAGATGTCCCGGTCCGCCGTGTCCGTCTCCGGGCAGCGTTCCGGGAAGAGCGTGTCCAGGTCGTCCAGCAGTTTCGGGGAAAGTCCGCGCACGGTCAGCAGGGTTACAACGCTCTCGCGGGCGGTTTGATCAGGCATGTTGTCCCTCCATTCTCCAAAGTCGCTGATTGCCGGTCGCCAGGGTCAGGAATTCCCGCCCGTCGCCGTAGACGTCCACTTCCCTGACGGGCAGCTCCCGCCGGTAGGCCCCGGTCTTGATGAAGTTCGTCAGGGGCCGGACGGAGCGGGGTACATCGCTCAAATCCTCCGCGCCGGTCCAGAGCCAGAGTTCCATCTCCTTTCCGTCGATGCGCCGCAGGGAATGCAGCAGTTCCACGATCTCGTGCTCCGGCTGGCAGAGCGGGTCGCCGCCCAGAATCCAGAGCCGCCGGAAGAGTTTTTCATTCAGGCCCTGCCGTATTTTCCAGGCGTTCTGAGCCAGCCAGCGCGGCCATTTCAGGCCCTTGCCGTAGCCCTGGGCCTCCGGGTTGTGGCAGCCGGGGCAGGCCCGCGTGCATCCGGAGACGTAAATCTCCAGCGCGGCGTGGGCCAGGTTCGGCTCCGAGCCGATGATGTGGATCACGACGCGGCCCCCTTCGGCGCGGCGAACACGCGCTTGGGCCAGTCATGTTCCCGCCGGGTTTTGTGCCAGCCTTTGACGTTGGTCAGAAAGCCCACCACGCGGGTGAAGGTATCCGTGATTCCCGCGCCGCACTGCGGGCATTGGGCGGGATCGCGCCCCACGCTCATGTGGCCGTTTTCGCAGCGGTTGATGGCGTAGTTCACCGCGAAGTACACCACACCGGCGGCGCAGGCGTGCGCGATGAGCGCCTGCATGGTCTTGTCGTCCTCAATGGGATTGCCCACATTCAGGTGCAGGATGGCCCCGCCGGTACAGAACTTGTCCAGGCGGCCCTGCGCCCTGATGCGGTCCAGAAGGTCCGTGCCTTCCTCCCAGAGCGGGATGAACTGGTTGGAGTAGAGCTCGTACCCTTCGGGGTTGAGGCCCAGGACGGCGTCCTTGCGGGCCAGCTTCACCGCCGAGGACTCTCCGGGCACTTGCTCCATGTTGCAGGGTTCGCCCAGCAGCTTGGAGAGCGCGGCGTTGGCGTCGTTGATCTCGCACAGCACGTCGCGGGCCAGTTCCAGGCCCTTGTCCGTGCGCATGTCCTGGCCCAGGATTTCAAGGGCTTCATACAGGCCGGTAAAACCACAAGTGCTGTACTGGCGGTCCAGGTCCATAATGCCCAGACTGTACAACGGCAGAGAGCCGCGCCGGATGCGATCCTTGATGAACCGGCGCTTGGCGTGGTTGATGAACCCGGCCAGGTTGGTCGCGGCCTTCACATTTTCCAGAAAGGCTTCAAAGGCCGCTTCGCGGGAATCGGGGCGGGTCTTGTTGGCTTCTCTGGCCGCGCGGGGCAGATTGAGCGTGACCACACCCAGGCTGCCTATCTTGGTGGAACCGGAGCCGAAGGTGTTGGAGTAGCCCAGGTCCGAGATGCTGGAGCGCAGGCGGCAGCAGGAGGACAGGGTGGAAGACTCCCCGCAGTAGATGTTGATGAAGCCGAACGCCTTGTTGGCCTCGGCGATCTTGATCAGGAAAGCCTGGTCCGCCAGCCTGCGGCCGCCTTCCTCGTCCTGCGTCACGGAGAAGCAGGCCGTGACCACCGGAAACGTCACCGGCGTGCGGGCCAGGGTTTCGTTGAAAGCCTCCAGGAACCAGCTCTGCACCATCTCCACCACATGCACGTTCGGGGCTTTGCCCTGGATGGCATAGGCGGGAAGCAGTTTGTCCAGGAAGGGGCGGTCATAGACCGAGATATTGGTGAAGGGGCTTTGGTTGCCCCGGAATTCCCAATTCAGGGTGTAGATGAAGGAGATCAGTTTTTCCTTCACATAGGTTTTCAGCCGCCGCCATTCCAGGTCGCCGTCCCCGAAGGTGTAGTCGTGGTCAAAGACCTTGACCTTGTGGTCCATGCCGGTGAGCTTGATCCGTTCCACATACCAGGAGGCCACCAGCAAGAGGTCCGCGAAACCGCAGGCCCCCAGCGTGGAGTTGGCGGCGTAGACCGTGAACTGCTCCATCTGGCGCAGGAAGGAATCCAGGGACTTGGGCGGGTCGATGCGCAGCCGCCCGCCCATTTTCAAGCCCTCCAGGGCCACGTCCAGAGCGGAGTAATTGAAGCAGTAGGGACGGCCCAAATCCCAACTGTCGTTAATGTAAATGTATCCGGCTAGGTCGCCTTCAATGGCCTTGTCGGCGAGACGTGAGCCAACCATGGCTTCCAGTTGCTTCCAGAGGTTGTACAGGCTGTTCAGACGCAGGGCCGCCTTGGGCAGCTCGTAGTTGTAGGTGATGCAGTCCCGCCCGGTGACGTTGGCGTTGGGGTCGATGGATACGTCCGCCGTGGCGCTGTTCTCGGAACGCTTTTTGAAGAATGCCTTGCTCATCAGGTCGATGTTGAGCTGATCCGGATGGATGCCGGACAAAGAAAAAAGCTCCGGCGGATATTTCTGCCGGAGCCTTTCCATCAGGGCCTTGAAACGGGGATCGTAGGTGTCGGGAAGGGTCAGTTGTTCAGACATGTTTCGCTCTCTTGATTCTTTTCGGTATAGGGGATGACGCGAAGCGGGGCGCAGTCCTCCAGGATGAAAGGCCAGTTGTGGCGGCGGGAGAATTCCTTGTGTTCCAGCACTTCGCGGGGAAAGGCCGTGGCAAGGCGGCGTTCCAGGCAGACCTCCAGGGGGGTTTCCATATAAATGAACTGCGGCGTGTAGCCGGATTCCTCGGCCAGCCTGCGCCAGCGCCGCAGCACATTCACGTCGAAGCAGGATTCGTCAATGACCACGTCCAGGCCGCGCGCCATGTGCTGCCGGGCCTGGAGGCAGGCCAGGGCATGCACCAGGGATTCCAGGGGACCGTGGAAAACGTGGCCCAGCGCCCGGCGGATGTTGTCCTGGCAGACCACCTGGCAGCCCTGAGGCACAAGATGGCGGTCGATCCAGGTGGATTTGCCGGAGCCGGGCAGGCCCAGCATGACGTGCAGCGTGGCCTGGGTGCCGGTCAGACTTTCGGGGGATTCCACAATTTCACCTTCTTTTGTTTGAAGTCATAGTCGGATGCCCGGAGAATGCGGGCCACGCGGGCCTGGGCCAGGGCGTCAGCCTCAGTGAGCCCGGCCTTTTCGTAAGCCGCCAGGACCACGGCCCAGAGCGCCGCCATGTCCGGTCCGGCGTCCTTGAGCAGCTTGTGGGCCGTGGCCGGGCCGATGCCGGGGCAGCCGGGGTAGTTGTCCGTGGGATCGCCGGTAAGCGTCTGGGTGATGAACCAGAGATCGGCTGCTTCCGGGGCAATGCGCAGGACGCCGCCTTCCGGGTGCCCGAGGTCGAAGAAGTTTCCGGGCACGCCGCGCAGGTCTTTGTCGATGGAGCAGATCACCTTGCGCCGGTCCGGGCGGAACGAGGCCCGCGTGGACAGGATGCCCAGGCAGTCGTCGGCCTCCAGGCAGGGGCGGAGAATGTGCCGGTCCGGATATTCTTCCATGCAGAAGCGTTTGAGATGGGAGAGGATGACGGGCTTGGGTTTGCCTTCACGGTTGGCCTTGTAGCCCGGCCAGACCGCGCGGCGGAAGTTGTTCTCCGTGCCGTCGCTGAAACAGAGCAGGAAGTCTTTGGCGTGCGTCTTCCGCAGCAGGGAGTCCAGCTTGTTCTCAAAGACCTCGAAGGCGTCCGAGAGGCGGCAGACCGGGGCCAGCACCTCCCCGTCCAGGCTGATGATTTTTTCCGCTCCGGCGGCGGCCTGATAGACCAGCACGTCCGCATCCACCAGGGCCAGTACCGGGCGGCGGTCAGGCTTCACGGCCATCACAGACGCGAGTCAGAGCCATGCAGGCGGCGCGGGCTTCCACAAGAGTGGGGAAGCTCAGCGAGAAGTTGCGCTCTTTCACCCAGATGCCGAATCCATTACAACGCTGTTCGGTGAAGGTGACGGTGCGGCCTTGGGGGTTGTCGCTCCTCGTGGTCAGCTCAATGGTATATTTACGCATGGCCGCCCACCTTTGCCGCGAAGTCGATAAGGATGTTTTCGCCCGCCACGTTCACGTCCAGGGCGCGGCGCTTCCTGTCCAGGATCGGGAAGTTTTCCAGGTCCGCCAGGGACAGGGCCGAAAGCCTCAGTTCCCCCGCGCCTGGACACGAGGACCGGGAGCGGATTTTACGCGCCCCGGTGCCGCCCTTGTCGGATGGGGCGGCCAGGCGCAACAGCCGCGCCGGGGACCAGGCCACCTGGACTTCCGTCCGGGAAACGTGCTCGGTCATGAAGGCCGGGCTGAATACCAGCACCAGATCGCCTTTGACGTTCAGGGCCGCGCTGACCGGCGGCATGGCACGGGACGGACCGGCGCGGCGGATGGGCACGGCGGTGAATCCGTCAGTACCGATGCTAGTCTCGGGGGAAGGGGAAAGCGCCTTGGAGATGGAGGTAACAGCCTTTGCTTTTGCCATGATTTTCATTCTCCATATTGTTATGGTTGTCGGTCTTGCCGGGTTTGGATTTTTCCAGCGCGATCAGGCGCTCCAGGTAGGTGCGGGCCTTTTCCAGGTCTTGCAGGCCGTCCTTGGCGTCAAAGCGCAGAATGTACTTGATGATGTTGCCCCGCAGGAAATCCAGATTGTTCCGGGCAATGAAGTCCAGGGGTTGGATGGCCCAGCGGGTGTAGTGGGATGGGGAGATGCCGTTTTTCTGAGACATGGATTTCTCCTGTGTTTTCTCTAATGTGTCTCAGCCCACGTCCTGCCCACCTTGTATTCTCCGGTGACCGGGCAGCGCAGGCCCAGCAGTTTTCCCGTCTCCTCAATGGCCCGCACGAACGTCCGGCCCAGCTCCTCGGCAATCTCAGGATCACTGAGGCATTGGGCCTCATCGTGCACGTGCAATATCTGCTGATACTTCCCCAGCCATTCCGGGCGTTCCTCCTGAATGATCCGGTGGAACATGACCGTGGCCGCTTTCATCAGCACGGCCCCGGCGGATTGCAGCAGGGTGTTCAGGGCCGAGTGTCTGGAGCGGACGTGCAGCAGCCGCCCGTCCAGGCCTATGAGATAAGGGCGCTGGGCAAGGGCCGCCTGCACGGCGTCGGTCAGGCGTTTCAGGGCCGGGATGGCCCGCAGGAATTTGGCGCGCAGGGCCGTGCCTATACGGGCCTGGGCCGCCGGGGTAGCCAGCGGCTTGACGATGGAGCCCAGCTTGGCGTCGCCTGCGCCGTAGAGGTAGCCATATATAAATGTCTTGGCGTTATCTCTGGTTTCCAGTCCGGCGGCCTTCTGGTTTTCGGTATGGATATCGCCTTCCAGAATGATCCTGCCGTAGGCTCCGTGGTCGTAGCGGGCCATGTAGTGGGCCAGCATGCGCAGTTCCAGGCCCGAGGCGTCCGCGCCCACCATGACCGTGCCTTGCGGCGCGGCGAACAGGGCGCGGCAATCCTTGCCGTAAACGCCGTGCGCGGGAATCTGGGCCAGGTTGGGCCTGCTGTGCGTGCAGCGCCCGGTCACGGCCCCGTTGGTGATCACCCGTCCGTGGATGCGTCCTTTTCTGACCAGCTTGAGCCAGCCGTTCGTGCCCTCGGCCAGCATGCCGATGATCTTTGCCAGTTCCAGGTATTCCACCAGCGGCTTGCAGGGCGGGTAAGGCAGGCCCTTGAGCACATCTTCGTCCACTTGCGGCTGGCCGGTGTCCGTGAATGCGCCGGGCTGCCAGCCGAACTGCTCTTGCAAACGGCGGGCAATCTGTTCCCGGCTGTTGGGGTTGAAGGTTTCAAAGTGCTCCCGGATGACCGGAACGCCCTTTAGGTAACCCCGCGTCTTGTTGTTGACCTTGGGGATGAAGGTTTCCTCGTGCCGGACAGGCGGAAAAGCGGCCTGCAATGCCGTGTTCAGTTCCTCCCGCCTGGCCGCCAGGGTTCCGTACAGTGCCGTGGCCGCCCCCTCGTCAAAAGGAGCGCCCGCCTGTTCCTGTTGGAAGATGACCTTCTGGAACTCATGCTCCAGGGCCAGGGCCCGCAGACTGTAATTCTGCGAGAGAATATGCTTCCAGAGGCGATGCAGCACTTCCACGTCCTGTTCGCAGTACCGCTGCATTTCCGGGGTCCAGGTTTCCCAGGCGTTGTCCTGTTTGCCGTACTCGCCCTTGAGCACGCCCAGCCGATGCCCCCAGGCTTCCAGGGAATGGGAGCCGCAGAGTTTGGCCGGAAAACGGCTGGATTTCTTGCGCAGCCGTTTGAAGTCCAGCTCTTTGAGATTAGTCCAGATCAGCCGGGAGGCTGTCAGGGTGTCGAAGAGCGGCGGCAGGGCCGTGTCCGGATGGAGTTCGGCAATGGCCGGAACGTCGAAGCACAGGCCGTTGTGCGCCACCAGCAGAGAAGCCCCGGCCAGCAGGGCCAGGCCTTCGCTGATCCGGCCCGGCCCGAAGGAGTAACGCTTGCCGTCCGGCAGGGACAGGGCGCAAATGCAGTGAATGACGGAGCAGTCGTTCAGCAGGCCGTTGGTTTCAATATCGAAGAGCAGGGCGGGCAGGGCGGGATCGTGGAGGTTGGGGGGAACCGAAGGGCTGGCGAAGGGGTCACGCGCTGGCATTTTCAAATGCCCGCAGCAGCTCCAGCGCCTCGGCGGCGTCGCCAAGCATGAACTGCATCAGGAGGTCATCAGCCCGCTTCCGTAGCGGCTTCATTTCCGCTTCGATGGCCTGTTCGTCATAACTGTCAGGCCATTCATAGGCCGAGAAGTCAAAAGCCGT